TGTCATCCACGCACACGACCCGCATCCCAGGACGCGCGGCGGCGATGGTCAGGCGGTCGGTCATGCGAAGTCTCCATTGACAGGAAGGGCCAATGGCCCTAAACGGATCACATGAACAAGCAGCCCATCCCCGCTCTTCCTGCCGATGCGATTGGCTTCGTGGCGCGCCGCGTGGACCGGCCCGAGCGCCTGGCGCTGTTCCGCCCCGATGGGAGCCTGTCCAACTCGTTCGCGCAGGGCGACACGCTCGAAACCCTGCGGCCGGTGCTGGCCTCCAAGGGCCTGACGCTGCGCGAGGATGGCGTCGTTGTCCGCTGACGAATTCCGCGACGCCATCGCCGCGCTGGGCATGTCCCAGGTCGATGCAGCAGCCGCGCTTGAGGTTGACGCACGCACCGTGCGGCGCTGGGCGCTGGGCGAGCGGGCCATCCCCGGCCCGGCGAAGGTGGCGCTACGCTGCATGGCGGCGCTCCAAAGCCGTGGCGGCGATCGAAAGAAGTAGGTCGCGGAATTCGGCAGGCGTCGCGTTGCGCTTCGCCTTCTTGTCCTTCCCGCCAATCAGCGAGACGACGCCCTGCCGGCGCGCATAGGCGTAGCCGTGACGCGCAAGCACGACGGGGTCTAGCCGCTGCTTGCCGCGCCCCCAACGCAGCGACGGAAGATCCACACCATTGGCGTAGAGCCAGGTCGGCTTGCGTGCCGCGTGGCCGTAGAAGCCCTGCTCGACGTAGCAGGTCCATCCGCCAAAGAAGTCGGCGCCATGCCATCCGCCGGCACGCGGCGGCACGCTGAGGCCGTGCGCACCCCAGGCGAGGCTATCGGCTGGGTGTTCCAGTACGCCGCCGTACTGCCGCACTGCTGCGAGCGCCGCCGCGAAGCAGCCGCCGTCGGCACCCTTGGTGAACTGGTGCGGCTTCCGCGGCGAGCCGTGCCAGAACCGCCCCCACCGCTCGCACGGCGGATGCGCCACGACAGGGTGCGGGCCGGCATAGGTGCGGGCGTCGCGCGTCACGTCCCAGGGATCGACGCCGGCCAGGCCGCAGTAAGCGCCGCCGACCTCGATGTAGAGGGCCGCGATCATTCCGCGCCACCCCCGACCCGCATTGTCCCGTTCAGCACGCGCGCCACAGCCTCGCATTCCGCGACAACGTGGAACCGCGCTGCAATGTGCCCGTCCGGCGCTATCAGCACCGCGTACGTGTCGTGGTTCGCGACGGTCCACAGCGCCACGCGCTCAGGGTTGGCGGCGGTCATGCTGCGTCCACATCAAACAGCGTGGATGAACCGTCCTCAGCGGCCTTGAGGTTCTTGCACGCCTGCCGCCAGTAGGATTTCTTCAACTCTATGCCGAGGAACTTGCGCTTCATCCGCAGCGAGCAATCACCCTCGGAGCCGATCCCCATGAACGGGGACAGCACCACGTCGCCGGGGTTCGACCACATGACGAGCGCTCGCTCGATCACGTCGAGTTGCAACGGGCATAGGTGCTTTTCGTCGGCTTGCTCGCGCGCGGCTTGGATGTTGAGAACCCGCGTCTGGTTGACCGTCATCCATACCGGCGACGCCCATTCTTGCCACTGCGAAACAGGGAAATCCTCCGGGCGATGCTGGATCGGCTCGGCGTTGTCGCCGGGCTTGCGGAACACCAGAAGATAGTCCGGCATGCCCATGCGGGACCGGCCGCTATCGGCCTTCAGAGTTTTGTAGAGCAGCCCGTGCGCCTTGGTGCGGGTCATCTCAACCACCGGGCACTTCCAGATCGTCACACGCGAGTGCAGCACCCATCCGGCGGCCTCGTGGATCTGAATGATCTGCCCTGAGAAGTCCTTGATGCCGATCTCGCCGTCCTTCCACTTCGTCATGGGCAGGTCAGAGCAATGCACGGCGGTAAGGCGTCCCGGCTTCGTGACGCGAAACTTCTCCCGCACCATGAACTCATAGTGCTGGCCGAACTCTCCATCGGACGATGAATTGCCCATGTCGCATTCGCTGTCCGAATAGACGAACAGCGATCCGAACGGCGGCGAATAGACGCTGAACCCCACGCTTTCGTCGGGCACCTGGCGCAGCACGTCCACGCAATCACCATGGATCGCCTTCCACGACGCGCCCTCGGCGCTGTTTATGCAGCGGACAGCCATGCGGGAAGCTCCGTTTCATGCGTTGGGGTATAGGGGACGCGGACGCCGGCCTCGGCCGCCATGGAGCGGCGCATTGCTTCGGCCATGGCGCGCTTCATCTTGATATGGTCGGCGGATTTGCGATCGATGACGCGGCCGATTTGCGCTTCGCCTTCCGCCACGATTAGGTGACATGTGACGGGACGCGTCTGGCCGAAGCGCCAGCACCGCCGCACCGCTTGATACCAAGCCTCGTAGGAGAAGGATCGGCCGGCAAAGATCATCGTGTTGCAGTGCTGCCAATTCATGCCGAAACCGGCGACGGACGGCTTGGTAATCAGGATGCGCGCGCGGCCATCCGCGAAGGCGGCGAGGCCTTCTTCCTTGCGATCTGCGGTGTGCGATCCGCGAACATCGATCGCGTCGGGGATCGCGGCCTTGAGGGCATCGGCCTCATAATCCGTGTCGCACCAAATGACGCATGGGCCATCGGCAGGGACGATCGCGGCGCACATGTCGGCGCGGGCATCGGCCGTCTGCCGCTTCACATCGTGCATGGTGGTGGCAGAAACGTCGCCAGCGAACAGCGCACCAGCCGCTGCGCGAATGTCGCCAGCCGCCTTATGGCGAACGACATGGAGCGGGGGCAGCACATAGGCCGACGCATCATGCCCAAGGTCGGCCGGTGTCTCGGCCATCCGCGACCATGACGCCATCCAATCCCAGAATGATTGCTCCGCGTGGCGCTTGATCCGCCACTTCTGGCTGGCCTCCATCGTCTCGTTGATGAAAAACCGCGACAGCATCTCGTTGCTGGCCATGATCGAAAGAAACTCGGCGTGCGTGCCGATTTCCATATGATCGTTCGGCGCTGGCGTCGCGGTCGCGGCCATGCGGAAGCGATGCTGGCCGAACGCAGCAATCAGCGCGCGCGTTGTCTTGCCAGTGAACGATTTCAGGATAGACGATTCATCGAGAGCGACGGCGCCGAACGCGTCCGGGTCAACCCGATCGAGACGATCATAGTTGCAGATTGAAATGCCGTCGCGCACGTCCGCCATGTCGCGGATCACGCGGACATTCTCGTATCCGAACTTCGCGGCCTCGCGAGCGTGCTGCGCGGCGACGGCCAGCGGCGCGAGGATCAGCGCGCGGCCGTTTGTCGCGGCGGCGGCGTGCTTGGACCACTCCAGTTCGCACAACGTCTTGCCAAGGCCAGTGTCGAGGAACAGGCCCCACCTCCCCTGCATCAAGCCGAACGCCACGCAATCGCGCTGGTGCGGGGCCAGGGCCGGGTTAAGCGCCGGCATCACATCAAGACCAGATGCGATCACGGACGGCCGCTTCCTGGCCAGGAATGCGGTATAGGTGTCAACCATCCCGCCCTACTCCCCCCACCACCGCTGAACCCGCGACAGGCTCCACACGCCGAGGACGCCGCCGAGGGTGATCTGAAACATGTCCGGCGGCGCGATGTGGAACCCGCTGCGGTAGGCGACTGCACCAGCCGCCACCGCCCACACGGCCATGGTTACGCGGTGCATGGCCGGACCTCGCCCATGAGCCGGAAAACCTCGCGCAGCGGCAGGCGCGCATTGCTCGCCACCGCATGCGGGCACGCCTTCTTCGCCAGCATGGCGCGCGCCTTCTCCTGCCGGCGGTTCATCGCCGCATCTGCGATCTCGGCCTGCTGCTCGGGCGTCAGATCCTCGATCGCCGCGGGCTCGGGAACGAACGCGGGCAGGATCACCGGAGGCGGCGGCCTGCGCTTCTTCACCGCCTCATGCGTCGCCGCGGCACCATTCTGCCGCAGCCGGCGCCGCGCCTCGAACGTCATCCTCAGCCCCAGGCGTTCGACCTGATCGCGAATGCTGTTCATGCCGACTGGCCGCCCCGGCAGTTCGTTCAGCGGTCCAACCAGTGCCGCCGCGCCTGCGGTGGGATACCGCTCCGTCAGAAGCGCGCGCCGCTCTGGCGTCCAGACCAGCGCAGGCCGGCGGTTCGCCAGCAGCCGCGCGATCATCGTCTTGCCGCCGCGCGACTGTGTGTCACGCATGATCGTGGCCAGGGCTTCCGGCGTCTTGCGGAGGCCGAGTTTCCTCGCCCAAACGCGGAGGGTGCTTCCCTCTGCGCACGGCACGCCGGGCAGCGCGTTGATCCGCGCGAGGAATCCCGCCGCGTCCGTCGCCGCCGCGTACTCGGCCCGCATCAGCGCCTCGCGCTCGGGGGTTCGCCACGCGCCGCGCATCACTCCCGCTCCGTCCCGTCGCGGTTGGACGCGGTGCCGGGGAAGGCGTCGGCTTCGGAGGTGATGGCCTTCTCCATCGCGTCGATCTTGGAGCCGGTGATGGGCGGCGGTGTGGCTTCGTCTGCCGGGAATTCCTCGGCCTTGCTGACCTCGCCGCGCTTGATGCTCTTGAACACCACGCCGAGCGACGCAACGTCCTCCGCCGTCAGGGCGTCCACCGGACGGCCGTTCTTCTTCGCGATCTGTTCGGGCGTCACGCCGATGCTTTCAAAGGCGGCGATGCAGTCGGCGACGCGCTGCACCAGCGGCTTCCCGCCGCCGTCCTCCAGCGTCTTGCGGCAGAGCGAAGCCGCTTCCTCACGGAACCACACGGGCAGCACCGCGAAGATCATCTCGCGCAGCCGGCGCGCGCCCATGTTGGCGTTGTTCTCGTAGATGTCGCGGGTCTCGGTCAGCGGCTTGGCGCCCTTCTTCGTGTCGCGGACGTGCGGCACGATGAACGTGGTCTGCGACCGGGCGTTGGTCTGTAGGTCCCAAGCGAAGGCCAGCATTTCCGACTGCCCGCGCACATCATCTCGGGACAGTTCCGCCAGCCCATAGGTGACGTTGCCCCAGATGCGCGCCAGTTCCCGCGCCAGATGCACGGTCTCGCCGGTTACGGTCTCGCCGCGAGAGAAGCGGAAGAAGGCGCGCTCGGCCAGTTCGTAGATCCCGCACACCTCCCGCATCTCGCGCATGGCGGCGGACGGCGAGCGCGGATTGTTATGCGCCACCACCACGGCGGCCTGCACCTCGGCGACTGCGCGAGATTGCTCAACCAGCGTGGCTTGCCCGGCGCCGCGCTGCGGGGCCTTGCTGGCGCTATCGAATGGCGCGATCTGGTTCATGCTTCCGCTTCCTCGTATGCCTTGAGGGTGATCCGCACCGATGCCGCGCGGCCCTTGATGATCTCGCCAGGGTTCGCCGGCCGGCTCGGCGTCCCGGCGACGCGCGCCACAGACACCGTCGCCGCGTTCGTCTTGGCCCAGCGCGCCTCGCCGATCTTGGACAGCAGGACGTTCCGCGCCGCGTCGGTCAGCGCCTTGCCTTCCTTCGCCATCGCCGCGCCACGTAGGTAGTCGGCTGCCGCGGCCTCGGCCTCGTTGTCGCCGCGGAGGTCGGCCGGCTCGTCGTCCTCGGCCGCGTCAGGCAGCAGGGCGAGCAGCGCGGCATAGGTCGCGTCTGACCCGTCAGGCTGCGGCGGCTGGTTGTCGCGGATGGACTGCCAGAACGCCGCCGCGCGCTTGGCGATCTCCCGCTGCACCGCAGGCTTGGCCTTGAAGCGCAGCATCCGCAGTTCGTTGCCGCCCACCAGCCAGGCGATGGCGCCCCATGAGAAGCCCGTGGCGAGTAGCTGCGCCTGAAGCTGAAGCAGGACATGCATCGGCGGCTCGCCGGCCCACGCCTTGCCGCGCAGGGTCTGCAGCATGTCCACGTTCTTGAGTTCCAGCGCGCCGGGGCCTTGCTCGTTCGGGTCCGACGCGATGATGCGATCCAGCGTGGCGCCGACGCCGCTCTCATGGCTGGCATAGCGGCCGGGCTGGATTTCCCATCCCTGCGCCTCGGCCGCACCAGCCGCGATGGCGTCCTCCAACCGGAGCCCCCACTGTGCGCGCTCGATCTCGACGGGCGGCAGCGGCACGCGGCCGGCGCGGTCCATCCACAGCGCGTAGATGCCGGGCTGAAACGCCGCCTGCATGTTGAACAGCGCCGCGACCTCGGAGGCGCCGATGTGCTTCGCGCGCAGGGCGTGCCATGCGGCTTTGTCGGAGGGGATCGGGAGCAGGGCCATTACCGCACCACCCCCGTCACCCTGCACACCGCGTAGGCCGTCCATGCGAGCCCTGCGACGAAGCACCACCCGCCGGCCACCATGCCGGCCCAGGCCAGCACCAGCGGCAGGCCGGTCAGGCGGTCAGGCGCGCGACCCGGCACCCAGGCGGGCAGCGGCGGGTTGTTCACTA